AGATGCTTACGATAATGATTATATTATAATATGAAAAATAAGACACAATTAAGCATTGTTAATTTAAGTACATATACTTCTCCACAAGTAAAAGAGAAAGCTGGTACTGATTGGGTAGAGTTTGGCTCTGACAATAATTATTTTCAATACTTAATAGACAGATATAATGGCTCTCCGACTAATATGGCTATTATTAATGGTATTTCAGAAATGATTTATGGTAAAGGCTTAGATGCTACGGATTCACATAGACGCCCAGAACAATACGCAATGATGATTTCTTT